CGGCGCATATCGCCAAATTTCTGGAGAGTAAACATGTCTAAGCGTGAGCAAGATGTAGGTGTCGTACGTAACACGACCCGCGCTCTCCTAGGTCAAGGTCTGGGTATGGGTTGGGGTGATGAAGCCGAAGCATGGCTTCGTTCCAAGCTACCCGGCGGAAAAACCTACAAGCAAGAAAAAGCTCAGATTGATAAAGACTACGCTCAGTATTCGCGTAAGCATAACGTGTTGGCTCCGGTTGCTGAATTCACCGGCGGCGTGTTACCGACCGTAGCCGCAGTTGTAGGTACTGGGTTTACTGGGGGTGCGGGTGCTCCTGTCGCCGCTGCTACGGGTGCGCGGACATTGGGTGCTTTAGGTCGATTAGCTACTAACCCTTACGTTCGTGGTGCGGTCACTGGTGGTGTCACCGGGGGTATCAGCGGAGCAGGTTCTGCTAAAGAAGGTAAACGCGTGCAAGGTGGGACCACGGGTGCTATAATCGGAGGAGCCGCAGGTACGGCGCTTCCTGTCGTGTTGCGTACGGGTCGTGCCGGTAGCCAATGGTTACGGAGTCGCCTTGCTTCAAGTGACGGAGCGGTGGACTCCAAAGCGGCTCAAAAGATCAATCGCGCCCTGCAGCAACAAAATATGACACCGGAGCAAGCGGCTATAAAGGTGGCTGAAGATAAAGCGATGGGTGTCCCTTCCACACTAGCTAACACCGGTAAGCGAACGGTAGCACTGACTGAGGTTCTTGCTCAGCGCCCCGGTACGGCTCCAGAGATCGTCGAGAATACCTTGGAGGGTCAACGTCTAGGCGCTCGTGAGCGAACTTACGGTCAAGTGCGTCAGGCCATCTCTCCGGGAGATTTCTACGGTGAAGAGACTAAGCTGGTTGAACAGCTACGTCGTCAGGCAGACACCTTGTACGAAAAGGCTTATGAATTCGGCGCAGTTAACGACGGTCGTATTCAAGATGTTCTTCAGCATCCGCGCTTCCAAGGCTTTTATAATAAGGCTCGCGAGATTGCGGATACCGAAGCGATATCAGCTCGTCTGCGTGGTGAAGACACGGCTAAGTTCCAACTGGCAGAGATCTACACTGTTGACCCTAACGGCGTAGCTACGCTTACTAAGGTACCAGATGTCCGCACTCTTGACTACATTAAGCGCGGTATTGATGCCACGATTGATTCAGGTTTCCGGGGCCAAGGTATGAGCACGGCTGAGGCCAACGCTCTAAAGGATCTGCGTAAGGTATTCGTCAGCACGATTGATGAAGCTACCGGCGGCGTAGATTCCCCCTACTTCAAGGCTCGTCAGGTTTACTCGGGCGATATGGAAGTCCTTGACGCGATGCGTAAGGGTATGGACGACTTTAACAAGCTCGACCATGAAGAAATCATCAAGCTCGTCAAGGACATGACACCTACTGAGAAGGAAGCATTCCGCACGGGTGTAGTTCGCAACATCTATGGTCGCATCATGTCTACGTCACAGAATATCAATGCCGCCCAACGGGTGATCGGTGCGCCGGAAATGCAAGCCAAGTTGCAGCCGCTGTTTGACAGCCCTGAGAAATTTGATCTGTTTAAGGCCGCGCTTGAGCGTGAGAGTCAGTTGTTCCAACAGTCTAACCAGATCTTGGGTAACTCAGCCACTTTCCGTCGTCAAGCTGCCAACGCTGAGTTTAATGAAAACGACACCGGGGCTTTTGTTGGTGACATGATCAGCGGTGGTGGGTTCTACAACTCAATCACCAACGCTGCTGCTCGCCTTGCACGTAGTGCTCAGATGAGCGATGAAGTCGCCGGCAAGACTGCTAAGTTGCTCATGTCTAGTGACCCGGCTGATGTAGCGGCGGCTGTTAAGTTGCTTGAAGATGAAGCAGCCAAAGCTATCCCGCGTGAAGTCAATTTTGTAGCTGGGGAATTGGGTGCCATCACGGGAACCTCGGCCGCATTCCCTTCACCACCTATGGATGAAAGCGCACCAGTTGCTAACATCGAGCAAGACCTTTCGGCTGAAAACGCAGCGGCTTCCAATATGTCCGGCCCAAGCATCGAAGCTGACATTCAAAGTATGCCGGTTTCAAACGTTCCCGGCCCGACTATGACAGAACCGGCTCCAGCGCAAGACCAAGAAGAGATGTCTCAAATTGAAAAAGACATCATGGCGATGGGTATGTAACAGATCAACACCCCGGCCTAATGGTCGGGGTGTTCAGGTTTCTCCATCATTACAAGATTGCGACGCTTTAGCATTATACGTAAATGCCCAGCCGCGTCGCTGTTACCTTCTTTCTCAGCCTGAGCTATCGCACGATAAAAGACCGATTGCGGCTTTGACCATTGTAATCCCGGACCTAAAAGCTCGTACACGCGTTGCCAACAGTTATCAGTTCTACGGGGCGTAAGCCCCATTAACGAGCCTCGTCGTAAAACTGCTGTAACACCTCAGCCAGTTGGTCAGTAGGGAACTCCGCACCCTGACCGCTTTCTACTTCACCAATCCAAACTGTTCCTTGGTTCGGCACCCGACCGGGCGCTATAAACAGACCACCTATTTGAATGTGCCAAGGGCACGCAGGTTCAAATTTCTCCATCAGTAATCCTCCGGGTCTAAGTCTTCAACTATAAGCTCAAACAGCTCCGTAATGTCCTTGGGCTTCATCTTGTTCTCAAGCCATTTTGCGCGATAACCACGGCGGTCATACAATTCATATTCTATGTCATCCCAACAGCCGTGATAGTCTAAGTCACTTGAGCATTCGTGAGGGTTACTGCTCTGCGGTTTATAATATCTAGCGCGAATTACCTCCACCTGACAAGGTATACCGCACACCCTAGCGTCAATCATATTACCCTCCCTTCGTTTCGTGTAACCATCGGGCCATTAATAAAGCCTCTGCACGGTCAGAATGCTTCTTGAGATTGAGCGGCGCATCCGGAAACATGCGTATAGCGAGTGCACGGCTCATCTCTTTATCGCTGGTGAGCTTGAAATGTTTCTTCCACTGCGTTGGTGCAATATAAGTCATTTCAAACCGACAAGCGGTTATTGCCGAACGAGCACAGCCGAAACTATCACCCAGACTAAATACAGACGACACACCCTGACCGGGCATAGCGTTGACCCGCTCAAGCACGGCCATAACGTATTCATCCGCCGGAGCGTAGCTACGTAAGATCTTTATCAACCCCATAGGGTCAACCTCGTTCTTAACGCTACCCGACCCTTTAGAAACAATCGGCATGTCAACAACGTCAACATACCGACCTTCGTTCAAGATACCGATAGCCCCAGACAAGCCGGGGTCAATTCCAATGGTGATCATACGCCTTCAAGCTCCAACACCTTAACGTTCGGATGACTGGTGAGCCATTGGTTATCCCATTGCCCAACCAACCGCAAAAACCCTTTACCGTAGGGAATGTATTTATATTCACCGCGAGTATATACATCTACTTCACGGTACACACCGTTACGAGCGCGTAAAAACGCCTTAGCTCCATCAATCTTAATCATAAAGGTCTCCAATGTTCGCAGCCGAGCTTCTGCTCAACCATACTTAGGGTCATCTTGCTCAAGTCGCAAAACCACATACCGTCTTCAACAGGTATACACATTTCACACGTGCGGCAATGTTTAAGCGGCTGCACCTCGCGGACACATACCGACCTCATGTCACACCGCTTACAACCGAAGCTACCACCATCGTCGCTGATACCGACTGGACGCAGTCGCGCCCCTACCAGACTCTTGATTTTAGCGAACAACTTGTTCTGCTCAGTCTTGTCTTCTTTGATACGTACGACCTCTAGCTGCTCGTCGTTCTTGTTGAGAGCAACATAAATAGTCCGACGTAACTTAGACAACGCCATCGTGATCTGAACCTGAGCATAGTGAAGAGGCTTCGACTCACGAACACCTTTCTTAAGCAGCTCTTTGAAACTCTTGTCGTTATGCGTCTTGATTTCAAGCGCATGGGCTTGAGACTCACGAGCAGGGACGTTCTTCATTACACCGTCCATCTTGGTGATAAAGTGACCGGTCTCGTCAACGAACTCAAACTGCTCACCGTCGTCCTGCTTGTCCCATACGCTAAACCCGGCGTCACGCAGGTCTTTAACGATGCGGTCTTCCTGCCAGTGACCGGTGCCAAACAGTCGCAACGTGCGTCCGCTAAACTTACCACGAGCGAACCCACGCCAATCAAGCCATATACGTCGGGTACACTCTTCACCGATGAACGACGACCCAAGTCGCCCTAAATATACATCCGGCTTCTCATCATTCTTTTCGTAAGCGTTATAAATACGGTCTACGATTTCTTGTTCAATCGGCGGCGGTATAGCGACCATAACTATCTCCCAAAAGGTGAGAGGGATGGGCCCAACCCCACCCCTCTCGGTTTACCTCAGTCCCAAGGATTGGAGCCAGAGGAAGCTGCGGGCTTTTCAGCCGTGGTAGCTTTGCTTTCCTTTGGAGACGCAGAAGTGGATGGCGCGTCGCCAAAAAGAAACTGCTTGATAGTGTTTCTATCCTTGTAACCACCTGTACCCTTCTCGATACCGACGATTGCGTTGAACCGCTTGTCAAGGAGCTTGTCGGTATCGTCAGCGTTAGGCTTACCACAAGCCGTTGCCCAAGCCACAAGCTGTTGGCGACCAATACGCTGAGCATCTCCGCTCTTGTTGACGATGTTAAAGTTCATCCAAACCCAACGACCGTCGTGATTACCACCAATGACTTCAAACTTAGCGGTGATCATTTCACCGCCGGTAGAAGTCTCCTTCTCTTCGGCGTCAATCGCCTTCATAGTATACTCACCTTCCGGCAGCAACTCGTACGACGGGCCTTCGTTTACGTCGACTTCCGACGTGTCAAAACCAAACTTAGCCATATTATTTCTCCTTACTTAGCAATGGGAATGAGTTTTTCGAGATTCTCAATATTCATCTCGATTTCTTCTGGGCATTCATAGCGGTTTTTAGCCGCGTATGCCGGGTTCTCAACAAAGTGAAGCAGACGCTCACCCGTAGTAACACCACGAGTCTTGTCCTTGTTGAAGCCAGCATCAGACTTCTTGGTGATGACCTTGAAAGCGGCGAAAGTAAGCACGTCAGCCCACTCTTGCAGCAATGCGTTACAGCGGTTAGGTAGCTTCGGCTGATAGCGGTCATACGGCTCAGTGCGGGGGTCTTCAAACTTGACGACCGCTGCGTGAGCGATGAGGATTACGTTCATACCGCGCTTGGTGCGCAGCACGTCCAAACCCTGCAAGATCTCACGGAACTCTTCCGCGACCATCATCTGACCTTTACCGTACGCCAAGTCCTTAGCGTCGTTGTTCGCTTCGACATTGCTGACGATCAACGGCTCTACCAACCAGTCAACAGAGTCAATGACTACGGTCTTGAAGTCGTGATCTTCTTTAATCAACGCCTTGATGCTACCTACAACATCGTTGATATGCATTGCGCGGGGAAAGCTGGTTACATCAAGCGAGTCCAGACCATCTTCAGTACTGATGAAGATGGGGTTGGGGAACTTACTCGCAAGCGTTGACTTACCGATACCGTGCCCACCATAAATGACGAGCCGAGGTGGAACCTCCTGCTTACCGCGACGCAATGTATTTTGCCAATCTGACATTATATTTCCTTTCTAAGTTATCAATCTTCATCGTCAACAGCGTCAAACAATTCCATTTGACCAAAGTCCCACCTCTGCGGTGCGTACTGGAAACTATCACGATCCCAGCTTAGAACGTTGACGACTTCTTCATGCTCGCTGACTACTGACATACAGACAGCGCACAATACCGGATCACCGATCATCAAAAGATGGTCACCGGGTTTCCAATCAGACAACACGCGGCGAGCACGGGAAAGCATACTACCCGTATCATACGGCCTACGTGGTCGGCTGAACACAGCCTGTAACGAGCCGTAACGCTTGGCGTCTGACAAGTCTTTGGTGTTGTCGACTTGGACAACGAACACCATGTTATCTTCATTTTCCATTTTTACTCTTCCTTGTTTTCTTGGGCGGCGGGGCTATTAGTGTCAACTCCTCCTCAGTTAAATACTTTGAACAACCCACAGATACCGCTATCTTAATAGCCTCTTTGCGATACCAGTCATAGTCTAAATCCGACGGGTGTTTCACTTTACTCGACAATGACATGCAAGCACGAGCGCCATCGGTCTTAGGAACCTTGTTTCCGTTCTTAACATATAGGATAGGTTCAAGCGTGGAGTCGTTTGATTGATACCACCTTACAACCTTACCCAGATACTCACCCATCTGCTGCCCACCACCTGTCACGTTACGGGCAGAGATGAAATCACAAAACGGAGCGGCGCTAATCGTCTGTTGAAAAGACACACCATTAGCTAACCACTGACCCACAGCATCGGCACAAACCTGAGCTGTCGGGTTCTTACGTAACGACAGCGGTGAGTATATACCTTTAGCCTTGAGCTTGCGGTCAGGCTTGATTGCCATGTAGTTATTGACATCCTTCATAGCTAACACCCGATAAGGGGTGAACTCAAACACGAACCGCGAAACCTCGCTGAACTTGCTAACAACCTTCTGAACAGTCTCCTCGAGGCTCTTAGGATACTTTATCGCTATACCGTCAGTGTTGGCACTAAGCGTCACAGCCCCGGCTCGCTCAAGCCACTCTATGAGCATTAGAAGCGTAAACTGCCCGGTCAGTGTCACAGCTAACATAAGGTCAGGTGAGTAGAGGACAGAATACTTGCTCGCCAGCTTACCGAATGTACCATTGAGCGAGATCTTGAGGGTGGCGTCAGTGATCTTATCTCCGCTACGCTTTGCCTCAAGGCGTCGTTCATAGATCTTTCGATACTCTTCAACAAACTGCAACCCAAGAGCTTGGGGTACGAACCCACACTCGAGAATGATGCTAGGGTAAAAGCTGGCGGCGTCGATATCACAAATCGTGTCGTCTCCGGCGGTATAACAAACCTTTTTGTCATGAGTGCTGTGTATACCTCCCACACCTAACTGATATTCACCTGTACCGAACTTGACAGTCTTACCACCTAAAAAGTCAGGTAGCACTACGTGCCCCGTATGCGGATTCATACTGAACGTATGGTTACGCACCCGGTCAAGCAAACCCTGTAGGTCAGCGTCCATGAACTTGAGGAAGCTGGGTGCATCATACCTGACCGTCTGCGGGATAACGTTATCCTTACGCTTGAGACCCATGCTACTGATGTATGCCTGTTCAGCCATCTGAGAGTCTGACTTACTACGCATGTCAACTCCGTAACGACGGCTCATTTCAACCCGCAGCAACAACTCGCCTTCTAGCTGATTAAGAAGTTCTTCAGTTGTGTCTACGTCGTTGTGGCAATACTCCAGTAGCATGGGCTCTTGCTCAACTGAGATCTCAGCGTCATGCGCGATGGGCATATCCTGCAGCTTCGGCATATGCATGCGTGCGCCGTAGGCTTTAAGCCCAACGAATGACGGTGTTACCTCAATCAAATCAATATGGTCAGGTATCACCTGATTGAGCCGATACTTCTTCATAGCGGCCCAAGGTGACAGTCGGTTATCAATCAAGTCATTAGCGATGCGCTTGATCTCAGCTTCCGTACGACCCGCGCAGAAAGCTGACACCACCAACGCGTCAAAGTAATTGCTGTTGAAACCTATGAGTGTAGTATCCCCCTGCGTAATAAAACGCTTGAGCTTACCCGGAGCGTCATCCTCATGACGCCACAGGTCGAACCACTCGCCGGTGTCTACGTTTTTAGCGCAGAACAACGTGCGATTTGGCATCGTTTCAGTATCGTAAACCCAAGTTGACATTACATGTTAACCGCGTATCCTGTAAAACTCGCACTCTTAGGAACCTCAAGGTATGTACCTTGAGCAAACTCAAGCTCGATGAGCTTATCAAGGAAGTGTTTAGCCTTCTCAAGATCTTGAACGCCGTTCTTCTCGTGATAACGTTCTACGTACTTGGTGATGCAACCCACAAAGTAACCACGACCGTAGAGCCGCCACTGGCGGTCCCAATGCTCCTCACCACCCTTCTTGTAGTGGTCACCACCAATCTGACGGTCATTAGCGCTCATTTGCAATCTCCCGGATAGCGTTGAAAAGATGTTCTTCACGACCTTCAAGACCTTTTTCTGAGGCATAAATAATATACCGCGTGAAAACTGGGATGAGGCGTTTGTTACCTAATTGAATTTCACGAGCGCAAAACAACGCGCCCTGAGCTATATCAGCGAGCTTGAGCACACGAGCTTCTTCATCAGTGAGTTTCGGATTCTCAATACCGGCGTCTTCAATTATAGCTGGTTCAAGTTTATCAAGATGCTTACCTAAGCCGGACTGGCGTTTAGTCGGTGAAGGTATATCACCCACAACCTGCTCTGCTAGGTCATGATACAACGCAGCTTTAAGCAGAGAAGCGGAAGCGTCAGGCTTCATCA